CTTGCAGGAATTCGGCGCGGGACTGCTTCTCTTTCTGCTCGTCGAACTGGATGGTGCTGTCGGTTTCGATGTCGAGGACGAAGTTGCGCGCGCGGTTGTCGCGCAGGAACGTCATCACGTCCTCATAGGTCGGCTTGCTGGCGAAGCTCTGCAGCTCCGACTGCGCCTGCTGCAGCGCCTGCTGGATCTCGGCCGCTGGATCGGCTCCCCCCGGCGCCTGCGGGCCGGGAGGAGGTCCGCCGGGGGCCATCGCAGGAGGGCCTGCCGGCGGAGGAGCCTGCAGCTGCTGCATGCGCTGCTGCGCCTGCTGCTGCTGCATGGCGAGCTGCTGCTGCTTCTGCATGACCTGCATCATGTGCTCGGCCTTGCGCGGCAGCTGCGTCTGGCTCATCGCCATGATGGTTTCGTCATCGAACTTCTCCGTGATGATCTCGGTCGTGATCAGCACGCACTCCCGCGACACCCGGGCCATCTCGGCCTGCTTGTCCTTGATGCGCACCGAGCCGCTTTGCATCTTGAGCTGCTGCGCCCCGAGCGTCTCGTTCGGATCCGAGCTGCCGCGCATGATGTCGCTCAGGCCCATGACTTGGTAGATGTCGTCGATGATCTGCTTGCGCAGCGTGACCAGCACGTTGATCGTGTTGGCGACCATGTCGATCGGCATCCAGATGATGACTTCTTTCGATCCGCCGAAGGCGGCCCAGTCCGGGATCGGCACCAGCACGCGACTGTCAGAGGTCGTGGCGAGCGCCTTCTCGATCGCGTCGGCCATGCTGTTGCCGCCGCTCGGATAGAAGCCCTTCACCTCGATGCTGCGCGACAGCGCGTGAATGCGCCCGGTGAGCTGGTTCAGCTCGTCGAGCTGGTCGCGGTAGTAGAGGATTTCCGGCACCGGAACGAGACTGCCGGGCTGCGTGGTGCCGTAGGCCGGCCGCGGACATGGGAAGTAGCCCTGCAGCTCCAGATGCGGCTTGGCGTCGTCCAGCAGCACGTCGACGCCCTCGCTGATCCAGACAACGTTGCCGATGCCCTTGTGCCAGATCTCCCAGACCTTGGTGCGCTCGCGCTCGTCCGCGGCGCCAATGTCGCGCTTTTCGCGGTCGATCTTGTATTCGGCTTGGTCGTATGCGTCCCCGGAATACTTGCTGAAGCGCTTTTTCATCTCCTCCCGGGTCAGGTAGCTGGCGGCCGCGACCCACTGCACTTCGTACCAATTGCGCGCGGGGTCGTGCAGGAAGTCGTGGCGGTCCTTGTGCTCGATGCAGACTTTCTCAGGCTGGCTACCCCGGGCCTTCTCATGGCGCAGCCACAGCGCGCCGCGGCCGTGCAGCACCATGTCGTCGCGCACCAGCATCAGGGCTGCGTGGATGTAGGTCAGGTCGAACGCCACGATGGCGGCGCGTTCGGCCACCTCTGACGCGGCTTGAAAGACCGGCCGCCGGTCCTTGAATTTTGGTACTACCACCGGCGTCGGAGGGCGCGCGTATACGCTCGGCTTGAGCACTTCCATGTTGGCCCAGAACATCTGGAATTCCCGGGGCCGGGCCGGATCGCGCAGCCGCTCCAGATTGGCGTACATCTTGTCGATGTTGTCGCAATGGTCCTGCCATTCTTCGAAGACCTTTTCGGCCTCCGTCAGCATGTCGAACCACACCTGAGCATTCTTCGGCTCGGTGAAGACGTTAACTTCGTCGCGCCCCAATGGCTTGGGATCGGCAACCCTGTCGGCCATGTCAGCCCCTGAGCCCGGGAAGATGAAGCCCGCCGCCTCCGGCGAACTGGAGCAGGATGCCAATCAGGAGGATCACCCCGATTGCAACCAGAACGATAGTGGCGATCTGCATCAGCGGAGGAGGTAGCGGTATCTGCTGCAGCAGCCACCACAAGAAGATGACAGCTATGACCAGAATGACTAGGTAGACCAGCATGCTGATCATAGCCGCCTCCTATGCGTGACCCTCGACGCTGGTATCAGGACGCTCTTGCTGCGCGAGTGACATTTCGATCAGGTGCTGGCCGATCTGCTCGATCTGGCGGTGGTCCGTGATCTCCGTGATGGTGTTGACGGTGACATCGGACCCGCCACGCTGCATCACGGTGACCAGCAGGAACTGGACGTTGCGGCCCATGTACATCCCCTCCAGCGCCAGCTTGATGCCGGCAGCTAGCGTGCGGATGTCGTCATGCTCGTTCATCGAACGACCTTCCCGCAGGCGGCGCACATCCAATGCACGGTGCCGTCATGCTCGATCGTGCCGCCGCAGCAGTGCAGCTTGCACTTCAGGCCCCACCAATTCCGCCAGCTTCTGAGTTTCACAGGCGCATATCCCCATAGCGGCGGATGATCGGACCATCGGGAGGAGGCGGGATGACCCAGCCGGTTCGCTTCGGCTCAGGCGGTCTTATCACAGGCAGCGCCTGCCACGCCAACGCCATGTAGCGGAAGGCATCCGCGTAGTGGCTCGTCCAGTCGTGCTCTGCGTCCTTGCCGAAGGCCTTCGCCTCCTCATCCCACTCGCGGTGGTACTGCTCCAGCGACGATAGGCCGATCTCCTCGCAGCGCGGGTGGAAGACGCACAGCGGGATGGTGCGCCGCGCGGCCTCGATGCCGTCGCCCTTGCTGGCGCCGCGCACCAGCTGCGGGTGCAGGTCGAACATCTTCATGCTCTCGACGCGCGTGCGGTTGGTGCCCCACTCTTTCACCTTGGCATCGTGCGGCACCCAGTCGGTGCCGTCGATCCAGCCGTGCTGCTTGCGGCGCTCCGCGATGATGTTGCTGTAGTGCTCGACGCCGACGTTGGCTGCGCCATACACGTCGAGGATGAACAGCTGCCCGCCGACCTGCTGAAACCACCAGATGGCCGTGTCGTCGCGCACGCCGATGTCCCACGCGCGATGCACCGGGCGCTTCAGGTCGGCCTCGATCGGCAGCACGCGGCCCTCGCGCCGCACGTCCATCATCTCTAGGGCGAAGAACGCGCCGAGGACGCTGGCGTTGAAGTCCACCATGTATTCTTGCTGGAATTGACTCTGACCGACGTCCCGGCCGAACAGCGCCGTATATTCCCGCAGGCTGTCGTCGAGCTGGTCCTGCGTCAGTGAGTTGGTGTCGATCGCGGTGAGGCGCTGGGCGAACCAAGCCGGGTTCTGGCAGGCCATGTCGTACATGGTCTTGGCGTGGTTGCGGCCGCGCGGTGTCGTGATGAACGCGGCCCAGCCGCCGTTCTCCTCTAGGATCGGACGATGGTAGGCCCATGCGCCGGGATGCGCGAGCGCCCATTCGCTGTAGGCGATGCCCACGACTGACGCGCCCATCTGCGCATTGTAGTTGTCCGAGCCGATCAGCTGCCACGTGCTCTGGTTCTTGAAGCGGATCAGCATCTGGCTTTCGTTGACGCTCTCCCGGATCTCGTCCGGGAAGGCCTCGTCAATGCGGCGCTGGCCAGTATGCGGGTTGATGGCGTTCCAGATTGCACGTCTACATTGTTCATACTCTGGCATACAGTGCCAGTAGCCGCCGACCCTCTCACTGGCGGCGCAGGCTGTGTGGTGAAGGATCACGTCATCCTTACCGGCCCTGCGGTGCCAGATGGCGATCGCGCGCTTGCCGCCGTCGGCAAGGTAATTCCACAACGCCTCTTGGTAGGGCCGCGGCCGCCATTTATTCGGCAGTCGGATCCTTGTGTCCGTTTCCATTGGCGTGCCCGTTGATCAGCTTGGCGCCGCTGCCGGACTCGTCACCGAAGCGCTTGATGATTTCGATGGTGACATGGCCCGAGCCCCGCGCCTCGATCTGCAGCGGTAGCACGCGCGACAGGCCTGACAGGAACGCCGCGGGGTGCGTCTCGGCCTTCTCCGCCAGATAGTTGACCAAGCCGTCCGGTCCGCCGCCGCCGGCCTTCTGTGCGGCCAGCAGGTATGCGTCACGCAGGATGAGGGTTGGCATCGTCGGCCCGGGAGGTCGCCCCTTCGGGTTGGGCGATGGCATGCCGGCCTTGTAGCTGGTGGAGGAGCGGGCCATCAGAGCTGGCCTGCGCGCAGGTGCGCCATGCCGCAGCAGCCGAGGCGGGATGGGCTGGGCACTTCAGAATTGACCCAGATCCACGCCATGCACGCCGTCCCGAGGCAGCGGCAGTTGACCGGGTTGGTGTCGACGTCGCCGACTTCCATGACCCATCGGTTGCCGGTGCCGCTATTGACCTTGTCGAAATATTGCGTGCGCGAGAACGGGCACCAGCGCGTCAAGGCCTCTTGCTCGGTGCAAATCATGTTGGCGCCTGATACACCCGCCTCTGAACTGCGTTCATTTCGCGTTCTAGGCCTCGCTGGTGCGTTTGTCCAGTTTGAGCATGCACCCTAGCGGGCAGCTCTTTTTAACGCACCAGCGGGCTCGGCTGTTGGCTGGTGAGGTTAGCCTACAGCCATGCGGGTTACTCTCCCCTCTCCTTTGGTGTCTTCAGCTCCTCACCGTGGACCGGGCAGGTCAGCCTTCCCCACGTCATCTGCTCCACCTTGACCTTGGCGACGAAGCCGCACTGGCCACAGGACACGTTGGTCATCTTGGGCGTCTTCTGCACGCGGTAGTCCACGGCCATACCGGCAGTGAACCTCGCCGCTGGAAGGGGTCCCAATTGCGCTAGGACGTCCGCCCAGAGCGTCCGGAACAGCGCACCCTCCGTTGTCGCCCTCATGGGCCCTTCCAGCCCCAGCGACGTCGCCAGCGCCTTGAACGGCTTTCCATGCTTCACGGAATGCGGCAGCGCTGCGTGGCACAACTCGTGAACCAAGATGCCGCCGACACGCACGGGGTCCGTCACCGCGGCCGTGATCCAGATTTCCCGGCCGTTGTCCTCCGTCACGGCGTCGGACCAGCATAGGCCTATGTACTTCTGCTTCGCCCGATGCGGCGGGCAGATTGCGGCCCGGATCTTGGGAGGCAGGGGCTTACCCGCCAGCACGAACTTACCTCTGGCCAACTCGATGAATTGACTACACCATGCATCCCGCGTGAGGGCGGGGAGAGGCTGGCCAGCGAGCGCATTTTTCATGTGAGGTACTCCGGTGAGTTATGAGCGGGGTTAAGAGGTATTCAGGTGAGTTAAGGAGAAAACCCGGAATTTTATCGGGGTTTTTGTCCATCCCAGCCGAGAGGGGCGTAACCCCCTCCCGGCGGACGGGGGTTCTCACCCCAAGAACGTCAGGCTCTTCATGGCGCGGGTGAAGGCCACGTAGGCGAGGTTGCTTTCCTGCCGGCGCTGCCAGTCCTGCCGTGCCGCCTTGCTGGGGCAGCGCGCATGGTGCTCAATCAGGAAGACGTCTCCCCACTCGCGACCCTTGGAACGGTGGTAGGTCGCCAAGGTCACGCACGCCTTCGGGTCGATGTCGTCGCCGAACAGGTTCGTGATGAAGTCCACCACGTCCTCGACCCGGTGCATTTTCTTGGCCTGCACGGCCGTGCAGATCTCCACCAGAGTGTCGACCTTATCGCGGATCTGCTCTGCCTTCTGGTCCGAGCCCTTGGCCGCGGCCTTCTGCATCTCGGTAACCCGATAGTTCTCCAGCCGCGGCAGCAGGGCCTCAATCAGGTTGACCTTCCAGCGCCGCGCCAGCTTGGTGAGGCCGATGCCGATGTCGCGGCCCTCGACCTTGGCGGCGATGCCGCGGCGGATGAGGCCGTATGCCGCCTGAACGAGCGGCGCCGTGTTGCGGCATAAGATGGCCTGACCCGGTACAAAATTGATCTTTCCCAGCTCAGTTATGGCCACCCTCGTCACCACGCCCTCGGGGGCGTCATCGGGGCATTCGAGGTCCGGGACAATCTGCTGCGCCAGCCGCACCACGGCCTTGGGGCAGCGGAACGTCACGGTCAGGGGCAGGATGACGCTGTCGAACGCCTCGATCATGTTGGGGATGGCGTCGGCGTCGGCGCCGGAGAACCCGTAGATCGCTTGACGGTCGTCGCCTATGATGTGGAGCTGTCCACCCGGGGACAAGAACTTGCGGATTAGGGCCTGACGGGCCCGGGAGATGTCCTGCGCCTCATCCACAAAGATGACGTCCCTCGTGAACTTCACGCGCAGGTTCTTCACGAGGGGGAACAGCACCATGTCGTCGAAGTCCACGACATCGGTCTGCG